GAAAAGGTGAAGTGATTGCCCTCTATCCGCTGATGCCGGACCGGATGACGGTGAATCGTGACAGCAATGGACAGCTTTATTACGAATACACCGTCAGCATGGATGATGCGCCTACGGTCAAAGGCAGTCTTGTCCGGCTGAATCCTTCCGATGTGCTGCATATCCCAGGGCTTGGCTTTGACGGACTGGTGGGGTATTCCCCTATCGCTATGGCAAAGAACGCCATCGGTATGGCGATTGCCTGTGAGGAATACGGGGCGAAGTTCTTTGCCAACGGTGCGGCCCCTGGCGGTGTCCTGGAGCATCCGGGTACCATCAAAGACCCGCAGCGTGTCCGGGAAAGCTGGCAGTCCACCTTCGGCGGCAGCGGTAATGCCAATAAGATCGCTGTCTTAGAGGAGGGAATGAAATACACACCGATTGGCATCTCGCCGGAACAGGCGCAGTTTTTGGAAACCAGAAAATTTCAGATCAATGAGATCGCCCGGATTTTCCGGGTGCCGCCCCACATGGTGGGCGACCTGGAGAAGTCGAGCTTTTCTAATATTGAGCAGCAGTCTCTGGAGTTCGTGAAATACACGCTGGAGCCCTGGCTGGTGCGATGGGAGCAGTCCATCCAGAGGACGTTGCTTTCCCCGGAGGAAAAGAAGCAGTACTTTGCCAAGTTCAATGTGGAAGGGCTGCTCCGGGGCGATTATGCCAGCAGGATGACCGGCTACGCTACGGCAAGGCAGAACGGCTGGATGAGCGCCAACGACATCCGGGAACTGGAGAACATGGACCGCATCCCTGCCGAGGAAGGCGGAGACCTGTACCTGATCAATGGCAATATGCTCCCGCTGGGGAATGCGGGCGCTTTTGCAGATACACAAACGGGAAAGGAGGAAAACCCCGATGAAGAAGTTCTGGAAGTGGAAGAACCAGGCGGAGACGGAGACAGCCCCGGCGGAGCGGACGCTGTTCCTGAACGGCACCATCGCCGAGGAAAGCTGGTTTGACGATGACGTCACGCCGCAGCTTTTTAAAGAGGAACTGATGGGCGGAAGCGGAGACATCACGGTCTGGATCAACAGCCCCGGCGGTGACTGCGTAGCGGCGGCCCAGATTTATAACATGCTGATGGACTATCCGCATAATGTCACGGTCAAGATTGACGGCATTGCGGCCAGCGCCGCATCGGTCATTGCGATGGCTGGCACGAAGGTGCTGGTATCGCCGGTGTCCATGATGATGATCCACAATCCTATGACCGTGGCCATGGGCGATACCGCTGAGATGCAGAAAGCCATCGAAATGCTTGGCAGCGTGAAGGATTCCATCATCAACGCCTATGAAATCAAGACCGGGCTGTCCCGCGCCAAGCTCTCACATCTGATGGACGCAGAGACCTGGATGGACGCAAACAAGGCGGTGGAGCTTGGCTTTGCCGATGATGTCCTGGCACGGGCGGAGATCCCGGAGGACATGGAGCCGCCTGCGGTGTCCATGCTGTATTCCAAAGCCGCTGTGGTCAACTCCCTGATGGATAAGATCGCGGCCAGCTGCAGGACCAATCCTAAGAAAACCGAAGATTCCAAACCCAAGGGCCGCTCCGTAGACAGTCTCTACGAGCGGCTCAATCTTTTGAAACATTAAGGAGGATACCACTATGACGATTCTTGAACTGCGCGAGAAGCGCGCCAAAGCCTGGGAAGCCGCGAAAGCCTTTCTGGATTCCCACAGAAACGATAAGGGCGTCCTGTCCGCCGAGGATGACGCCGCCTATACCCGTATGGAGCAGGAGATCACCGACCTGGGCAAGGAGATCGCCCGCCTGGAACGTCAGGAGGCGCTGGAGGCGGAACTGAACCGCCCGGTAAACAAGCCCCTGACGGGTAAGCCCATGAGCGGCAAGGAGGAGACTAAGACCGGCCGCGCCACCGATGAGTACCGCCAGAACTTCTGGAACATGATGCGTTCCAAGGCTCCGATGCCTACCGTGGTGAATGCGCTGCAGATCGGGACGGATTCCGAGGGCGGCTACCTGGTGCCGGATGAGTACGAGCGTACCCTGGTGGAAGCACTGGAAGAGGAAAATGTATTCCGCCAGCTTGCCAGGGTGATCCAGACATCCAGCGGCGACCGGAAGATCCCGGTAGTGGCGACCAAGGGTACCGCATCCTGGATCGATGAGGAAGGTGCCTACACGGAGAGCGATGATTCCTTCGGCCAGGTATCCATCGGGGCGTATAAGCTGGGGACGATGATCAAGGTTTCCGAGGAACTGTTAAACGACAGTGTCTTTGACCTGGAAAGCTACATCTCCCGTGAGTTTGCCCGCCGTATCGGCGCCAAGGAGGAGGAAGCCTTCTTTACCGGGGATGGCTCCGGCAAGCCCCTGGGCATCCTGGCAGCCAGCGGCGGCGCAGAGACCGGCATCACTGCCGCATCTGCCACCGCGATTACCGCCGATGAACTGATCGACCTGTTCTACTCCCTGAAATCGCCCTACCGCCGCAACGCTGTGTGGGTGCTGAACGATTCCACCATCAAGGCAGTCCGTAAACTGAAAGATGGCAGCGGCCAGTACCTGTGGCAGCCTTCCCTGACTGCCGGAACGCCGGATACCATCCTGGGTCGTCCTGTGCGTACTTCGGCCTATATGCCCGCCATCGCCGCCAGCGCGAAGACCATCGCTTTTGGCGACTTCAGCTACTACTGGATCGCAGACCGCCAGGGGCGTTCCTTCAAGCGCCTGAACGAACTGTATGCGGCAAACGGTCAGGTGGGCTTCCTCGCTTCCCAGCGCGTGGACGGCAAGATGATCCTGCCGGAGGCTGTCAAGGTGCTGGTACAGAAAGCATCGTAAGGGAGGGCTGACAGATGAGTTACAACGTAAAGAACTACATGGAGCAGGGTGGCGATAAGTGGGTGATCGGAGGCACCCTCGAAATCAAGGAGGGGGCTTCTGTTACCGGTTTGCCCGCCGCCGAGGTTCCCCAGGCGGCAAACCAGGCAGACAGTGTTGCGGAGGATGTTTCCACTCTGGTTTCTGATTTCAACGGCCTGCTGGCCAAGCTGAAGGCAGCGGGCCTGATGGCATCCAGTTAAGGAAGGGGGCGGCGGTGATGGACACTCTGCTGGAAAAAGTCAAAGCAAACCTGATTCTGGAACATTCGGTGGATGACGCGCTTTTGCAGAGCTACATCACCGCCGCTGTTTCCTACGCGGAGAGCTACCAGCATATCCAGGAGGGCTATTATACGGAGAACGCAATGCCGGCCACCACTGAACAGGCGGTGATTATGCTGGCATCGCATTTCTATGAGTCCAGGGACGGTTCCACGGGCGGATTCTTTGCTGATAACACAAACGCGGCACAGCAGGTCTGGAACACGGTCAACCTTCTGCTTCGGCTCGACCGGGAATGGAAGGTGTGATATGAGTTTTGGAAAAATGAACACCTTCATCTCCATTGTGGAAAAACAGTTCACGCAGGATGATGAGGGCTTTAAGACGGAAACGGATGTGACCGTGGCAGAGGTACGCGCTTACCGGGAAGGCCGGCACGGCAGTGAGAAATGGGCCAACATGGCATCCTTTTCCACTGCCACCGACCTTTTTCAATTCCGCGTGATACCCGGCGTTACGGTCACAACCGATATGCGCATCCTCTGTGACGGGCATACCTTTGAGATTACTTCGGTGGAGGATGTCAAAGGCAGGGGGATGTATCTGGAAGTACTGGTACAGGAGGTGCGTTAGGGGTCCCCGGAAAGCCGCATGGCTTTTTGGGGAGAGGACGAACACCGGAATGAATGAGCTTTCGTGCTTGCACGGAAGCGAACGATATGGAGGTTGTGAGGACGATGGCTAAAGCGACATGGAGGATGCCGGATGATTTCCTGATGAAGGTATCCCGGCTGGCGGATAAAACCGATGAGATTCTCCCGAAGGTGCTGGAGGCGGGTGCGGAGGTTGTGGAGGACAAGGTGCGTTCCAACCTGCAGGCGGTTATCGGCAGCGGGACGAAGTATGAGTCCCGAAGCACCGGGGAGCTTCTTCGCTCCCTTGGCACATCTCCCGCCCTGCAGGATAAGAATGGGGACTTCAATGTGAAGGTGGGCTTTTCCGAGCCGAGGTCGGACGGCGACAGCAACGCCAAGATCGCCACCATCCTGGAATACGGCAAAAGCGGCCAGCCCGCAAAACCCTTCTTAAAACCAGCCCGTTCCTCTTCCCGGAATGCCTGTATCAACGCCATGAAGGCGAAGCTGGACGAGGAGGTGGAGAAGATTTGAGCCTGCTTTCGGAAATCAAGGCTGCGGTCACCGGCTGCGGACTGCCTGTGGAGACGGGCGTGTTCTCCGGGGAGCCGCCGGAGGAATATGTGGTGGTCACGCCTTTGGCGGATACCTATGAACTTCACGCAGATAACCTGCCGGGGTATGAAGCCCAGGAGGCGCGGCTCTCCCTGTTCTCCAAAGGGAACTATCTGATGCGGAAGGGGCAGCTTTCAAATGCGCTCCTTGCCGCTGATTTTGTGATTACGGACAGGCGGTACATCGGCCATGAGGACGATACCGGCTACCACCACTATGCCATTGATGTGGCAAAACTGTATGGATTGGAGGAATGAACTATGGCTACCATTGGCCTTGATAAACTTTTCTACTCGAAGATTACCGAGGGTGAAAACGGCGATGAGACCTATGCCGCCCCGGTGGCTTTGGCAAAAGCCATGACCGCCGAGCTTTCCGTGGAACTGGCGGAAGCTACGCTGTACGCGGACGATGGCGCGGCGGAGGTCGTGAAGGAGTTCCAGAGCGGGACGCTGACGCTGGGTGTGGACGATATTGGGAAAAGCGTGGCGGAAGACCTGACCGGGGCGGTGATTGATGAAAACGGCGTCCTGATCTCCGCATCGGAGGACGGCGGCGCTCCGGTTGCCATCGGCTTCCGGGCCAAGAAAGCAAACGGCAAATACCGCTATTTCTGGCTGTACCGCGTGATTTTTGGTATCCCGGCCACCAACCTGACCACCAAGGGCGAGAGCATCGAGTTTTCCACCCCTTCCATCGAGGGGACGGTGACCCGCCGCAATAAGGTGGACGGCCAGGGCAAACACCCCTGGAAAGCGGAGGTGTCCGAGGATGACTCCGGTGTGTCTCCCACGGTTATCACGGGCTGGTACGATGAGGTCTATGAGCCGTCCTATGCGGATCAGACATCTGACACAGGCGGCGAAGGGTAATAGGAGGTTTTGAGATATGGATGAAAGAACAGCTACTGTCAATATCGGCGGGCAGGAATACGAAATGCTCCTGACCACCAGGGCGACCAAGGCCATCGCCGGACGCTACGGCGGGCTGGAGAACCTGGGCGAGAAGCTGATGAAAGCGGAAAATTTTGAGATGGCTCTGGACGAGATCGTGTGGCTGATTACCCTTCTGTGCAATCAGCCCATCCTCGTTCACAACCTGAAACACCCGGAGGACAAAAAGCCGGAATTGACCGCCGAGGAGGTGGAACTTCTCACCTCCCCAATGGAACTGACGGACTATAAGGACGCCATTATGGAGGCTATGTACCGGGGGACGAAACGCAATATTGAAAGTGAGCCGGAGGGAAAAAACACGGCGGCCGGGTAAGCGATGAGGAATT